TCTCTCTCTCTTAAAAGGAATAAGCCTCAGGGTCAGCCTCAGGCGTGAAGTCACTTTGCTTGTCATAGAGTCTTCCGGTGATCCGGTCGTACCCAAGGCGGATCAGGGCACCAGTTGCCTGTCCGGTATAGCGGTCCTTCAGTACCCTCAGGGTCGTAGTGCTACGTTCTTCTTCATCCTCTGCCTGCTGGTTTCTCTCGAGACCGAACATGAAGAATGACCAGAAGCCGATTGCCCGTGCTCCCTTGAAGTGCTTGATGGACACATGGCCCCCTTCTTCGTGGGATTTCCCCTCAGGAGTACTAAGGTGCGAGATGAAATGAATGATGACTCGTAGCTCCTGAGCCAACCCTGCCATCTCTTTCATGATTTGCTCGAGGGAACCACGCTCATCTGCGGTATCCGCCATGGCCGTCAAGTGATCCACATAGAAGATGCGGACTTCCTCAGCGTGGGCCATGTAGCGAATCTTTGCTGCCACAACGTCCCACGCGGTCTCCCCGAAGGAATCGTAGAGGAACACCTTGCCCTCGAGTTCCTTAACGGCCTGGAGGCGTTCCTCGCGGGTCCAATTGGCATCGGGGACGTGGAACCTCTTGCCCTTCACCTTGCCAGCTACGCGTGCTGCGGTTTCCTTGGGCTGCTGCTCCAAGAAGATCAGTCCGACCTTCTGGCTCAACTCAGTCACATCGAAGGCAATCTGCTGTGTGAAGACATCGGTCTTGCCAATGCCAGTACCTGCACCCCACCCGTAGACCTCACCCCAACGGCGACCATGGGTCAACTCGGTCAACTTCGGGAGGAACCACGGGAGACCCTTCTCGATCTCGCGGTCCAGTTCATCGTAGAGGTCAGAGATACCCACGATCCCATCGGGCCTATACGCCTTCGCGTTCCATATGGCCTGAATGACCTCTTGGCCCTTGTCGGCCCTCAGGCAATCATTGGGGTCCTTCAGGGGCAGCGAGGCAATCTTAGCTTTACCCGGGGGGAACAGTTCTGCCACCGCTTTCGCTGCTTCCCGCCCGGGGTCGTCCATGTCGAACATGATGACGATCTCTTCGAACTTCTCGAAGAACTCCATCTGCCTCGCCATGTCCTTCTTGGCTCCTTGGGCGCCGTTAGGTACGGACACCACCGGCCACTTTCCACCCTGCAACTGTGATACGGTCAGACAGTCGATCTCGCCTTCGGTGACGATGATCTTCTTACCCTTGTCCCACAGGTTCTGACCGAACATAGGAGGGTGCTTCGCGTCACCAATAAAGGAGAACTCCTTGTTGGGACCACGGACCTTACAGGCCACCACTTCACCGTCTTTCACATACGGATAGAAGTGAGCCTTCTTCCCTGCGTACTGGCCGATACGAACACCGAACTGTCGGCAGGTTTCCTCACTGATGAGACGCGGAGGGATGCCTTGAACTTCGGCATTGGAATACTCGTCCAGATTTGCAGCCACTTTCTTTCTTCCTTTCGTTTGTACTTCGCCATCCCCACGCTCACGATGACCACACGAGAAACAGTGTGTATGGTTGTCGGAGTACAGGGCGTTTGCATCGCTAGAGCCGCACGCATCGCACGGTCCCTTGCGAATCAGTGAGGACTCTTCGCGTTCCATCGTTTAAACCTTGACTACGTGACCTAGGCCCGAACGCAAAAGCGATTGGGTGTTTTGCTCCCCGTATGCGACGAGGCAGATTGGTGCTCCAGAGTTGAACTGAGCACGCGAGCCGTCTACGAAGTGGAAATGGGGTCGCCCCTTCATGAAGAGGACAGCGTCGGCAGCACCCCATATACACTCGTAGAACATGGCGGTCTCGGTTCTGGCGGGAATCAACGCGATCCCGTTGTTATGCTCCGCCATTTTCCTTAGCCACTTTATAGCCTCACGCCCGAAGGGTGGGTTACACCAGACACGCCCATACCAGGGGGAACGCAGGCCGTCATCGTTAATTGAATAATGCCGCGCAGCAGTATCCCAAGGGCGCACCACAGGTGAGCAAGGGTCGAGGTCGAATGGGCCTAGGGGCTGCACGATCTCGGGAGGTGTTAGCCACTCATCGTTCTTCATGCGTGCTGATTGGTGAGAGGTCATTCCCATTTCAATCGTTTCCTACGAACTCGATTTCACGGGGATACACAATTCCTGTGGTCTGATCGGAAGCGCGCACTCTGTACAGGATTCCAAGCATCCCCTCGGCCATCTTCAGGACCTCCACGGTTTCCCCTAAGGCCCATGAGGGACCATCGATCTCACTGAAGTCCACGGTCAGTTTTGCTTTGCGCATACTAGTTATCCAGAAGTGCAGCCATAGATTCAGGGAAAGCCCAACGAAGCCGTTCATCCAGTTGTTCAGCAACCAGACGGCACTCGTACTGAGCATGGGGATCGAGACGTTGCTTGCAGACGCGAGCGAATGCCATGAGGGAACCAGACCAAACCCATTCGGTCATGGTGTTCAGCGGGAGGACCATTCGGGCCATCTCGGGGGCTACACCGTTATCGAGGAGCCACTGGTAGTAGCCAAGAGCGTCCTCGGTCATTCTCTTCAGGCTCCACGCGAGGTGGTTACTGTGCCCGAGTACTCCGCCGCTACCTTGCTTAACGTTCTCAGCGCGTCCTCGGAGTTCCTTGGGAATATAGAACTCAGGCTCACTATCGACGTACCTACGGCTCACCTCATTCCAACTAAGGCCTACCTGATGCTTAACGAGTTGCCTCGCCACGAAGAGTGGTGCCTTGATTCGGAAGGATGCAAAGCAGTGAGCGAAGGGTGACCAGTGGTCATGGGTCGCAAGGTAGTTGATGAGCTTCACGTCACCTGGGGACAACTCAGGGCTTTGCTTATCAAAGGAAACCCGTGCCACGTTAGCGACACTGAGGTCCGTTCCCATTTGATCCAGAAGCTTGACCTCAATGTCTGCGGTCTTCATATTTCTCTCTCTTTGGTGTCTTAGTACGTCACGCCGATGCCAGCGTCTTTAAGGGTGCGGTTCAGGTCGTCGCCGAAAGCTTGGGTAGTCTTGCTGATTTGCCCTTCGCTTTCGAGGATGTACGTATCAACCAAGATGCTTCGTAGCCGTTCGAGTTGCTCCGGCGACACAGCGAGCTTCACGTTGCCGTTCTTCGTATGCTTGACTTTCATTGCTTTTCCTTGGCGTTAAGCGCCTCTACAATTGCCTCCGCAGCGTATCGGCGGAAGCATGTGGTCAGCTTCGTTCCTAGATCGTCCACGACTGCGTAGTCATTGCAGCAGCAGGTTTCGGGACGGCAGGTACAGTGGTTGATGACTACGCGGTACGGCATCAGAGAACCTCCGGGGTACCCAAGGTGTACCGCATGTAGCGCTGACCGGTAACCGGGTGTTCTTTCCAATCGCCCGTGATGTTGTAGCCAGCAAGGCGAAGGTCCGTAACGCGTCGAGTAAGCGATTGAATCGAGTGATCCATAATCGCTTCCCGTTGGGTAATACTGCCTGCCTTGCGGAGGTGCTTAAGCAGGATTTGGGTCTGTGTCATTTCTTTCTCTCTTCTTTAAGCCAAGCCTCAGGGACAACCTTGTCGGAATAAAGGAAGCCGTGCTTTTCGCACCAGGAGGCATAGGTAGACTTGGATCCCTTGTATAAGGGACTGGAACTGCGGGAGAAGACAAAGCGGATGTCCCTATCGGGATGGGCGGCTTTAACTGCTAGATGCTTGGTGCGATCTGCTGAGTCGAAAAGACCCTTGCCCTCCACAATGATCCCATTTCTTAGAATGAAGTCAGGTTTGTAGGAGTGCGGGATTACGTACTCAAGCTTCTGAGTTTCATACTCGTATGCCATACCCGCTTCATCAAGTTGCGCTGCGATCTTCTCTTCGAGACCACTACGCAACTTTTGCTTCACCTTAAGCCCATGGTTCTTCTTTGTGAGCCATGAGCGCTTCATCAGAAGCCTACGTCTTCGTCAGCTTCTTCTTCCTCTTGCTTGCTGGCCTTCTTGCTACCACGGTCAGCACTAGCAACGTATTCAGCTTCATCGTCAGCATCGAAGCCACCGCCAGCTTGGTACTCTTCGTACTTGATGACCTGGACCGAGTTGATGTACAGGGTCACGCCGATGTTCGTGCCATTGGCATATGCCTTTGCTGCACCTTTGATCTTCAGGACCGAGCCACCACCGATGTTCATGTCTTCGGTATCTCGGACAGGGTTGCCCTTACCATCGAAGAACTTAGGGGCCTTCTTGCTCTTGAACTTCACGGTAACCGTACCGTCTTCGTTCTCTGCGATCGGGTACTGAGCCTTGGCAGCCTTGGCTTTCCCAAGTTCCTCAAGGGCCTCTTCCTTCATGAGGTCTTCAAGTTCCTCAATAGCCTCACGACTCGGGAACGTGAGCTTCGTGTGATAGACGCCATCACTGTCGTACTTCGTGTCAGCGCGGTTAAGGCTCGTGAAGCCAGCGACGCCCTTAGGGCTGGTGTAGTTCTTCATGTTTCTCAATCTTCAAAGTAAGGGTCAAACAGCGGGTCAAACAGGGGAGGATGGTCTTCATACGAATTCATGTCGTATCCATGGGCCATGAGGGTTACTGCTTCATCGAGTGGCATGTAGCCCTCGTCGTACTGCTCATCGAACATCACTTCCCCTTGGCACGATCCGAAGCGGTCTTACCCGGACGAGCTACGCCCGTCTTGTCGCGACAGTTCGCGTGAGTACGGGGTGCGTTGCCCATGGCTTTCTTTTGGGCTTCCGTCATGAAGTCTTTGCGTTGCATGTTTCTCTCTCCAGAAATGGGAAAAGGCCCCGTAGGGCCTCAATGTTGTGCTGTGGTGTGTTGTGCGGAAACTACGCGAAAGCGTATTGGGACTCGAGGATGCTACTTAAGTCCAAGGCACCACGAGGGGGAACCATCAGTTTGTCCAGTTCCTTGATGAGCTTGGCGATCTTCTTGGCCTCAGATTCATCTTGGGAGGACTCTCCGGTGACGATAAGGTCAGCACGGGCCGTCAGCAGAATGTCTTCCAGCGGGTCACGTCCTTCGTACATATCGACCAAGCTTTTACGCACGATCATCGAGAACTTGTCCATCTGGTTCGGTAATGCTGCGAACGAATCGTGAATCAGAAGGAAGCTATGGATACCTTCGGCCTTCGAGTTCTGCACGACCAGTTGAAGGTGTGCTGCGTCGAATGAGTGGATGAAGTTCGGGCTGATACTGGTGCGTTGCTTGTGGCCGTTCAACTCCTTGGAGAACCCGGTCTGAACCTTGGGCTTGTAGGCCGTAGGTGCATTCAAGGCCTTGTTCCATAACAGTGTCTTGATCTGTTGGAAGGTCGGCTTGTAGTAAGCATTCAGAACCGGGAAACCCATAGGCGTAGTCCAGCGAACCGGAAGGTTAGCCTTCGCCAGAACACCAGCGATAGCCTTCAGG